GACCAGATGGGGCAGACGATCCAGGAGGATTTGCAGCAGTCCATCGCTGATCTGATGTCGCCGGCGTTGTCGCCTATCACGGTAATGCTGCGCGGGATGCGGAGCAAGGGCGGCCCGAACTTCAAGATCACCGGCAAGACCGTAGGCGAGGCTGCGCGCCGTGTCGCCGAAGGCAAGACCAACTACGGCGCATCAACGAAACCGCTGGTAGACAGCGGAACAATGCTTCGTTCTCCAACGCACACCGTCAAATAACTGGATAAGAAAAGGAACTATGACGATGGACTACACTCTTTGGGACCCTAACCTTGGTAACATCAGCCTGACGAAGGCAGTCGGAGCAATCCAACCAACCGGCGTCGGTTTCGTGGCGGCGGTCAAAGCGGTTGCGAATTCTCAGGTCATCGTGGCGAAGGCGGTCATCCTAGCGCCTCTCCCCGCCGATCTGGTAAGTGTCGTTGCCGCCGTCACGCCGACCAATGTCGCCCTCACTCTGGCAGCGCAGCCCCCACAGGCGCGCAAGTTGCAGGTCCGCGTCGTCATCGGCACGTCGCCAACGACTGCCATCACGGCCGGCAATCTCGCGTTGGTCGGTGTCGATCAGGATGGCAACGCGGTCTCGGAAAACATCAGCCTCATCGGGACGGCCAGCGCCACTACCGTTACAGCCAACTGCTACGCGACCCTGACATCCGCGACCGTCTCATCGTATGCGGCGAGCGGTAGCGGCACCGGGAACACGATTGGCATCGGCGGTTCCAATGCGTTCGGTGTCTCGACGGGTCAGGGCGTGGTATCGAACTTAGCGCTCCTCAAGGCGACCAAGATCATCACCACCGTTACCGGTGCTGTCACCGGATGGGCGCGGGCGGTGACTGACGATACTGCGGCGAGCGCCACCGTCGATGCAGTTGCGCGCACCATCATCCCCACCACAGCGCCGGGCACCGCTGGAATCAACGATTACGAGCTTGTATACTCGTATCAACTCGCAGCCTGATGAATCTCAACGCAATAGTTTCGGGAGCCGTGGGGGCCGTGAATCCCCGCGTGCCCCTGAGTTTGCAGACAAGCACCGGATCAACGATCGGCGCCGACTTCAAGCCGGTGCCGACCTATGCTCCGGCCGTCACTGTCATGGGTCAAGTGCAACCTATGGCGTGGCGGGATATCCAAATGACGGATGGCTTGAACCTCACAGGAACCCGGCGCGTAATTTACCTGGACGGAAATTTCGACGGCATCGTGCGCGTGAGTACCAAGGGTGGTGATCTGATATCTACGCCAAGCGGTGAGGTATATCTGGTCGCGATGGTGCTGGAGACTTGGCCGGATTTCTGCAAGGTCGTAGCGACGCTTCAAGATGGCTCCTGACGGTCGATGGAGGGCCTGCCGATGTTCACCGCGACGCCAACCGAAAGCAACATCTTCACTGCCCTCGGCGGCTTCCTGGCGGCAGTGCTGCCTGCGGGAACGCCGATCCTTCAGGGCCAAGTAAACCGCGTGGCCGAACCGGCGTCCCCTGACTTCGTAGTCATGTGGCCAATTCTGCGCCCGCGCATCTCGACCAACGTGGACAGTTATCTCGATGCCGTGTTCACGGGCGCGATCGCCGACACGCTGATGACCATCACCGCGGTAAACCCGGCGTTCTACGGCCAGATCGGCATTGGGAGTCGGGTATTTGGCGTCGGAGTGGCGGCAAACACCATCGTCTCCGCTCTCGGCACCGGCGCCGGAGGCGTGGGCACCTATACCGTGACCCCGAGCCAGTCCGTTGGTTCCGAGACGCTGGCGACCGGCACTGAGGCCATGATGCAGGCCACCGAGATCATCATCCAAGTGGACGTGCACGGGCCGAACGGCGCCGGAAACGCGCAGACTATCTCGACCACGTTCCGAGATGACTTCGCGGTTCAGCAGTTCAAGGCGTCCGACTTCGATGTAACGCCGCTCTATACTGATGATCCCCAACAACTTCCGTTTTTGAACGAAGCACAACAATGGGAAGACCGATGGACTGTTGATGTGCACATGCAGGCCAACATCGGCCTGAGCGTGCCCATGCAGTTCGCCGGCACTGTGGATACGCCCAGCATTATCGATGTGGATTCCACCTATTCGGGCTGATCCCCCCTGTGTCTCAATGGAGAACCGCATGACCGCGAGCATTCCCGCTTCATATTTCGTCAAAGTCACGCCTGGAGTTCTGGCAGCCGGCGGCACCGGCCTTGTCCTCAATGGCCTGTTGCTGACCAACAGCACGCAAGGGCCTCTCGGCCAAGTGCTGTCATTCCCCGATGAGCCATCCGTGTCGGCTTACTTCGGTGCAGCGTCGGCCGAGGCTGCTTTCGCCGCGCAGTATTTCGCTGGGTACACCAACGGCAATCAGACGCCCGCTGCACTGCTAATCACGCAGTATCCCGAAACCGCAGTCGCGGCATACCTGCTCGGTGGCGCCATCGCTGCGCTGCCGCTGATTTCCCTGCAAGCCGTTTCCGGCACCCTGTCCGTGACGGTGGACGGCTACGTGCACTCCGCCGCCAGCATCGACCTGTCGGCGGCCACCAGTTTCAGTGCCGCCGCGGCGATAATCCAGACGGATCTGAATGCCTCGCTGGCGGCGGAGGGAACCAGTACTACCAGCACGATCGAAACCAACACCGCGACCTTGGCGACGATCGCCGGCAACATCCTGACCATTCCGAGTACATCATCCGTCGTCGGCCTATTTTTCGTCGGTCAGACCATCTCTGGCGGGACGATCCTCTCCGGCACAACCATCACCGCTCTCGGCACCGGCACCGGCGGCATCGGCACCTATATCGTGAGCGCGCCGCAGACCGTGGTGGCGACGACGATCACCGGCAGCGGGTCCACTCTGCTTGTGGCCGGAACCGTCACCGGCACATGGGCGGTCGGCCAGACCGTAACGGGCGGCACCACGGCTGCCAACACGCACATCATTGGGTACGGCACCGGAGCCGGCGCGGCGGGCTCCTACGTCGTCGACGTGGCGCAGACTGTCGTCTCGGCAGCTCTGGCGAGCGAAGCGACGGCGTTGCTGGTGACCTATAACTCCACGGCCGGAGCATTCTTGATCAAGTCGGGCGTGACGGGCGTGGCATCGACTATCGCCATCGCCACCGGCACCGCTGCGGCCGGCCTGATGCTCACCACGGCCACCGGGGCGGTCCTGAGCCAGGGCGGCGCGCCGGCAACGCCAGCGGCCTTCATGGGAGGCATCGTAGCCCAGACCTCCAACTGGGCGTCTTTCACAACGCTATGGGAACCATCCGTTACTGAGGGCCTCGGATTCTCGGCTTGGAATAGCCTGCAAGACGATCTTTACGTTTACGTGGCCTGGGATACCGACGTAACGGTGATCGGCACGCCCAGCGCATTTATCGGTCTCGGCCAGCAGATCATCGCGGCCGGCTATGGCGGCACGCATCTCGTCTATGCGCCGGTCAACATGTCAACAGCCGCCGCCTTCGTCATGGCCTTTACGGCATCGCTGCTGTTCACACAAACGAACGGACGCGCAACGCTCGCCTACAAGTCGGCGCCGAACCTCGCCTCGGATGTGACCAGCTCCGTGGCGCTGGCGAACCTGACCGCCAACGGTTATAACGCCTATTGCGCGGTCGCGACGGCGGACGAGCAATTCACCTACTATTATCCAGGTACGATCACGGGGCCATTTACCTGGTTTGATACGTACATCAATCAAATCTGGCTCAACTCGAATTTCCAGCTTGATATGCTTCTTCTGCTTACGCAGGTCAAGTCAATCCCCTACAACGCGGACGGCGATACCTTGATTCGTTCGTCGGTGATGGACACGATCGCCGAGGCAGGTAACTTCGGCATCTTCCGCGCTGGCGTGACACTCTCCACGCTTCAGATCGCCGAGGTCAATTCGGCAGCCGGGAGGGTCATCGCGCCGACGCTCGCCGCGCAGGGCTGGTATCTGTTATCCAATGCAGCCGGGACCGTCCCAAGCGTGCGACAGGCGCGCGGATCGCCACCGTTTAGCTTCTGGTATATGGACGGCGAGTCGGTCCAGAAGCTGAACCTGCAATCTGTTGTCCTTCAGTAGGAGCGCGGAACCATGGCAAGCATTACCTCCGCGAACAGCAGTTTCTTTCTCGCTATTGCGGGCCTCTACGTCACGGCGCAGAAGATCGTCGGTTACTCGACCGATGACGCCTTCACGGCGGAGAGTGTGACCATCAAGGAAACCATGATGGGCATCGACGGCACGCTGTCCGCTGGCTTCATCAACGCCGAATATCCGATGACCATCACCCTACAGGCTGATAGCACCAGCGGGCTTATGTTCGACGCTTGGGCGGCTGCCGAGAAAGCTGCTCAGGATGTCTACTTCGCCAGCGGCATCATCACTTACCCTAGCGTGAGCATGACTTACGTGCTCACCCGCGGCGTACTGAAGGCATATAAGCCGCTGTCGGACGCGAAAAAAGTGCTTCAGGCCCGTCAGTTCGGCGTGACCTGGGAAAGTATCTTCGGGGCACCGATCTGATGCGCAAGGAAATCACGGTCACGATTGACGCAGAAGGTCGCGACCACGGCAAGGCGTTCTTTCTGCGCGAGATGTCGGCGATGCGGGCGGAGAAATGGGCAACACGAGCAATCCTTGCCATGACCCGATCCGGCATCGACATCCCCGAGGATATCGCCAAGCAGGGCCTGGCCGCCGTCGCGGCGATGGGCATCCACGCTTTGGCCGGTGTTCAGTTCGCCGAGGCCGAGCCTTTGCTCGATGAAATGATGCAGTGCGTGCAGATCGTCCCGACGCCATCACGCCCTGAAGTGAAGCGCGCCCTGATCGAAGATGATATCGAAGAAATCACCACGCTGGTAACGCTGCGCCGCGAAATCCTCGCGCTGCATATGGGTTTTTTGCCGCCCGCCGTCCGCTCGATTTTCAGCAAGACGGCGACGACGGGCGCTTCTCAGAATACCCCAATATCCCCCTGACGATCGGTTGCGTCGTGTCATCCAGACTCGCTACGCTGGCGGAGCTGGACACGGTGTATGGTGCTGAGGCGATGTATCTCCTGTTGGAGGTCGCATCGGTTGATGCCCACAACCAGCGCACCGCGAGTGAAGTGAAGGATTGAAGTCTACCGAAAACAACGGTAGAATAGCGCGTGCGGTCTAGGGTAGCCCCCGAACACCAGCCCCTAACTGGCTGACCGCACGCTACACACTTAGGGATTGCTGTAGGGGCAGTGATGAGAACGATCGAAACGCGGCCAATATTCTATGTGTATGTCATGTTCCGCCCTGATGGGACTCCATGCTATGTCGGAAAGGGATACGGCAACAGGTGCACGAATTTCGGAAAGAAAAGAAACGCGATCCTGCTATTGGTGCTAAAGTTGCTGCGGCCCAAAAAGGCAAGCCGAAAAATCCTACATCCGTCGCGAAAATGAAAGCCTCCATGAATAGCCCGGAGACAAAAATGAAAATTTCTGGCGTTAATCATTGGCGCGTACGTAAGCGCCTTGCCGACAACCCCAGCCTCTTTTGAGTGTGTGCTATGCAAGTCGCAGATGCACTTGTGGTCACACTCGGCCTCGACGCTTCAGGTTTTACAAAGGGTCAGAAAGACGCCCAAGAGGGCATGCGGAAGACGCGCGAAAGCGCCGACGCCACAGCGAAGGAACTGCACGAAAAAGGCAAGCTCGGCGCGGAGTTCTTCGGAAAAATACGCCAGAGTGCCATCGCTATGTTCGCTGTCTTCACGGGAGGCGTTGGGCTTAAGGAATTCATTCGCCACACCACGACGACCAATCTCGCGCTCGGCTATCTGGCGACCAATCTCGACACCACAGTCGAGAAGCTGTCGGCTTGGGAACAGATTACCGAACGGGCCGGCGGTAGTGCTGACGATATGGCGCAGTCCATGCAGGCACTGTTTTCTCATTTCGAAACCATGAAGTTCGGTCCCGATCCCTCGGCTGGTGCGTTGGGGTTCCTTGGCCTGACGCCAGACGATTTGCAGCACGCAGATCGTGGTCTGATGAAGTTGGCCGAGACGGCGCAACACATGAGCGCGCCGGACTTCATGAAATGGACTAGCCAGATCGGCATTGCGCCGAGCGTCGCCAATATGCTGCGTCAAGGGCCTGCCGCTGTTCGGAAGATGCTCGACGAACAGGAAAAGCTCGGCGTACGGACCGGCCCGCAGAGTGATTCGGCAAAGAAGCTTTACGAATCCTGGACGAAGTTGATGCAGGTTTCGACATCGCTCGGCAACTTCCTGCTTGAGCAGGTTACGCCCGCGATGGTAAAATTCCTCGATGTTTTAACATCCGCTGGCGAGTACCTTCTGAAGAACAAATTGGCGCTGGACGCTCTTGCTAGCGTGGTTTTCGTTGCTTCAATTTTCAAGTTGTACAAGGCTTTCATGGCCTTGGCGCAAGTGGTCGGCGTCGTTGGAACGGCACTGGGCGCTGGTGCCGCTGGTGGCGCTGCTGCCGCCGGTGGCGCTGCTGCCGCCGGTGGCGCTGCTGCCGCTGCTGCCGCCGGTGAAGCTGCTGCCGCCGGTGGCGCTGCTGCCGCTGCTGCCGCCGGTGGCGCTGCTGCCGCTGCTGCCGCCGGTGGCGCTGCTGCCGCTGCTGCCGCCGGTGGCGCTGCTGCCGCCGATGGCGCTGCTGCCGCCGGTGGCGGTCTGATGGCCTTGTTGCTCGTCGGCCTGGCCCGCCTCTCGCCGTGGGCCGCCGCCGCCTCTCTGTTTATCCCCACGAATAACATGCTGGATGATGCCGAGGAAACGCGCGCAGTCCGTGAAGAGAGAAGCCGTCCCGAAGTTATGGCGCCACCCCCGGCGGCGGCCAACCCGTGGAGCGGCGGAATCATTGACCCAGCGCATGCGGCATCTCTTGGCATTGGCGGTGCGCGCCCGGTCGGAAACGCGCCTCGTGGCATCCGCAACAACAATCCTGGCAACCTGAATTTCGCCAATCAGCGCGGAGCGACGCGAGAGGTCGGCGGCGGCGGCCGGGAAGCGGCGTTCGGAACTATGGAAGAAGGGGTTGCCGCCCTAGCGCACCAGCTCGACATTTTTGCCTCGCGCGGTCGCGATACCATTCGCAAGATCATCAGCATCTACGCGCCACCGGAGGAGAATGATACGGCCGCGTATATCGCCAATCTCGCGCGCAGTATGGGGATATCACCGGACGCTCATTTGAACTTTGGCGACGCGAATACAATGCGGGGGATGGTCGGAGGAATCACGAAGCTGGAGAATGGCCGGGGCTGGCTGAATATGGAGCAGATCGATCGTGGGCTTGCCGTTCGTGGCGGACAGTTCGCAGGGACCAGCGTCGGTAGGGGCGGCGGAAACTCGGCAATCAACATCGGCACCATCACCATCCACACCGCCGCCACTGACGCCAAGGGCATTGCGCAATCCATGCGCCAAGCCCTGAACCGCTATGGCCTTGTGACGCAAGCTAACGCGGGTCTGGCCTGATGTCGATCTCTCAGATCGCCTCCGGTACCGTGCTGCTGCTGTCCGATGCGGCGTCGGTCATCTCCATGTTCCAAGGCCCGAAGTGGGGCATCTTCTCTACTGGCGGTCAGGCCGTCGTAACCGGATCAGTGACTTCGGTTTCGTATCGGAAAGGTTATCGCGTTGCCAGTTATCCGATTGAGAATGGCGGATTCCGTAATTACAACAAGGTCGAAGAGCCATACGAAGCTCAGGTACAGTTCGCCGTTGATGGGTCAACTGCCCTCGGTTCCTACCTGATCGGTCCCGTCGCCGCGGTTGCAAATCGACATTCCGTGCTGCAAGCCATCGAGACGGCGCTGTCCGTCACCGATCTGTTTTCGGTCGTGACGCCGGAGTTCACTTACACGTCGGCGAACCTCGTGCATTTCGACTATGAGCGACGCTCGCGCGGGTCGTCTTCGATGATCCTGCTTGAAATCGGCGTTCAGCAAATTCGCATCGCGCCATCCGGGGCGTTCAGCAACGCCAACGTGGCGAAACCGAGCGGGGCCGATCCAACGGATACCGGAACCGTACAGTCGCAGAATGCGACGAAGGATCAATTGCCGATGGATACTTCGGGCACGGGCACCGGCACGGGCACCGGCACCGGCACCGGCACCGGCACCGGCACCGGCACGGGCACGGGCACGGGCACGGGCACGGGCACGGCCGCGCCATCAAATGGCACAATAACAACGACAGACCCCAATGCTCTGCCATACAGCAGCACAACCCCCTCAAGTAATGGTGGGGGGACCACTTCCCAACCCTACTATGGTCCTGATAATCCTCACCCGGTTGGACCGTATTATTACGACCCCGCTGCCCCCGAAAACCAACCAGCCGTCATAGACGTGTCGGGCGCCCACACCATAGGGCCTGGTGATCCTGGGTATGTCGCTCCATCTGGGATCAACTTTGGCAGCGGAAATTGACACCATGACAATCCAGATCATCCCCTTGCAGGCCACGGCAAACCAGACCGTGAACGTCGGGCTCAGCCAACAGGCATGCACGTTGCACATATACCAGAAGGCGTTCGGCCTTTACATGGACGTGTATGCGAACGGGATTCTCATCATCGGTGGTGTCGCATGCTTGAATGCTAATACGATAGTGCGTGACGCATATCTTGGCTTCATCGGCGACCTAGCGTTTTGGGATACGCAGGGCGCGAGCGATCCTGACTACACTGGTCTTGGCGGCAGGTTCCTGCTGTTCTACAACGGGCCGGGGTCAGCATGACCGATACATCCGAATACGTGAAACGAGCGATCACTGTAACGTTCCGCCTGAGCGGAATACAGAATCCGATCACGTTCGGCACCGGAGCCGGCGCCAGCAACACCGCAACTTTTTCTGGGATGCGCGTTCACGCCCACATTCTCAAGGTCGGTGGGGCCAGCATGCCCACGGCCGAGGTCCGCGCCTACGGGCTTCCGTTGAGCGTAATGAACACGCTTTCAACTATCGGGAAATTCCTCTACCAGACCAACGGCAACGAGATCACGATCAAGGCCGGCAACGTTGGATCGCCGCTTTCGACCGTGTTCGTCGGCACCATCCAGCAAGCCTATGTCGATGCCGCAGCCGCTCCAGAGATCGCTTTCGTCATCGTCGCCTACACTGGCCCGGTGCAGATGATGGAGCCGATCCCGCCAACCAGCTATGCCGGAGCCGTCGATGCGGCTGTAGTGCTGCACCGCCTTGCCACAACAATGGGGCTTTCTTGGGAGAACAGCTTGCCAGGACCGCGAATCCTTCGCAATGTGTATTGGCCCGGAACCGCGCGACAGCAGGCTAAGGCGTGCGCCGATGCTGCTGGTATTTCGATCTTCTACGACGACACGACGGGAACGATGGCGATCTTCCCGAAGAATGGAAGCCGCAACGCGGATATTCCGCTCATTTCTTCGGATACCGGCTTGGTCGGCTATCCGATCTACCAGCAAGCCGGGATGACGTTCACGACGCTCTACAACCCGAAGATCGTATGCAACGGCAAGATCAAACTCCAATCCATCCTAACGCCAGCATGCGGAACTTGGACGACAATATCGCTGGATCATAACCTAGAAAGTGAGACACCGGACGGGGCATGGTTTACGGTCGTTCAGTGCATGCAATACGGCTTCGTGCCGAGCGGAGGATAGCGGATGTCAGGAACGACTTATACCGGAGTTCAGGACGCGACTTCCGACCTGTCCGACTTCAACGTGCATTCATTTCTGATCAAACAAATTCTGGCTACGGTACCGGGTTCGACTGTTGTGCAAGTTACAGCGGTGAGCGGAAGTGGTCTAGCGTCAGTCGGTTTTGTTGATGTCCATCCGCTGATCAATCAGATCTCGGGTTCTGGCGCGCCGACGCCGCACGGCACCGTGCACAACCTACCCTTTTTCCGGGTTCAAGGGGGCGCAAATGCAATCATCTGCGATCCGCATATAGGAGATATCGGGCTTGCCGTGTTCATCGATCGAGACGCCTCTTCAGTGAAGGCAACGCGCGGCCAAGCTAATCCCGGTTCGGCACGGCAACACGATTGGGCGGACGGCTTCTATCTCGGCGGCTATCTCAACGGAGAACCAAAAAACTTCATCCAGTTTGATGGAAACTCCATCATGATATCATGTCAGGGGGCCGTTGGAATCGGGGGAGTTGAGGGCGTCGGAATTGTCACTCCTGGGTGGGTAACAATTGAATCGGCGGCGCTGACCCACAATGGCGTCAACATCGGCGCCACTCATGTTCATTCCGATCCGCAGGGCGGCGACACGGGAGTGCCTCAGTGATGCAAACACTCGCGCTTGATGCAAACTGGGACCTTTTTGTGGATACCTTCGGCAATATCGCCGTGGCGACGGAACCGTATGCCATCGCCCAGGATGCGGCGTGCGCGGTCAAGACATTCGCTGGAGAAGTCTATTACGATGCGACGCTCGGCATTCCCTATTTCGATGACATTCTGGGCCACCAGCCATCGCTGGAATTCATGCGTGAGCAGTTCATTTCCGCGGCGCTGACGGTTCCTGGCGCAGTGTCGGCGAAGGTTTTCTTTGCGTCCATTTCCGGTCGCGTCGCAACGGGGCAGATACAGATTACCGATAGCTCGGGAGTGACAACCAGTGTCGGGTTCTAGCACGTTCGTTCCTCCCCCCGTTTTCAGTGCGACGGGCTTCGTTGCCCCGGCCGAGTCCGCGATCTTGGCCGGCGTCCAAGCCGATATCAACGCAGCCTTCGGTGGCAAGCTCAATCCGGCGCTCAACGTCCCGCAGGGTCAAATCGCATCCAGCGAGACCGCGATCATCGGCAATGCCAACGACACCTTTGTCGCCATGGCAAACGGGGTCGATCCTGCGTTCGCAACCGGCAGGATGCAGGACGCCATCGGTCGCATTTATTTCCTGAAGCGACTTCCCGACCAATCCACCGTGACGCAGGTCGCGTGCACGGGACTGGTCAACACTCCGATCCCCACCGACTCGCTGCTCATGGCAGCAGACGGCAACTTGTATTATTGCGTGAGCGGCGGCACGATCCCGGCCGCGGGGACCATCACGCTCGAATTCGCATGCCAGACCACGGGTGCGATTGCCTGCGCGGCGCAGACTTTCACCATCTACGGAACGATTCCCGGATGGGATACGGCGATCAGTGCAGCCGATGGTACGCTCGGCAATGCGGTGGAATCGCGTTCGGCTTTCGAGACGCGACGCCAGCAATCCGTGATGTCGAATTCGTCCGGCTTCACGACCTCGATCCTTGGTTCGGTGCTGGGCAACAATTCGGTGACCGGGGCGCCGAACGTGCCCGGCCTCCTTGATGCTCTGGTGGTCGATAATGCAAACTCATACCCGGTCGGAGTCGGGCCAGCGTGCAGTATCATCGGGTCGATTTCTGGTACGACACTAACCGTTACGCTGATAAACTCCGGCTCCGTGGCGGTGGGTCAGCCCGTGACCGGATCGGATGGCTTGGGCGTCTCGGTTGCAGCCGGCACCACCATTTCATCGGGCAGCGGCGCCACCTGGACAGTCAACAACTCGCAAACTGTTGTCAGCACGACGATGAACCTCGGCGGCGTCATCCTGGCGCCAAATTCGATCTACGTCGCGGCGCTGGGCGGCACCGATGCCGATGTGGCGGCGGCCGTTTGGCTGAAGAAACCACCGGGATGCGCACTCAACGGCAATACGTCGGTGACGGTCTACGATGCCGATGTCCAATATGCGCCGCCCGGCGTGCCCTATGTCGTGACTTTCGAGCGTCCGCCGCCGCTACCCTTCCTGGTCTCGGTCGTCATCGCGAACAGCCCGTTCGTTCCGAGTAACGCGACGACGCTCATTCAAACGGCGATCATCGCGGCTTTCGCCGGCACGGACGGCGGTCCACGGGCGCGCATCGGCTCTGCGGTCCTAGCGTCGCGTTTCTACGCCGGCCTCATCGCCCTCGGATCTTGGGCGGAAATCGTATCGCTGCTCCTAGGATCCATTAACGCACCGGCCGCCACCATGACGGCCTCGATCGGCGCCTCATTCACCGGCACGAGCTCGGGTACCAACTTGACCACCACAGGCACGACAGGGCTCATCAGTGTCGGTGATGCCGTGGCAGGCCCTGGGGTGACGTCTAGTACGTCCATCGTCTCCCAGACCAGCGGGACGCCCGGCGGCAACGGGGTTTACGTGACCTCTCAAATTACGACGGCCAGCGGTGTCCCGCTAACCACCACATCGGCCGTCCTGGACGTGACGGCGGTTGGCACTGGGGTGGTGGCGGCAGGTCAAGTCCTGTTCGGCACAGGCGTCACCGACGGGACCACGATCACATCGCAACTCAGCGGCACCGCAGGGGGCGTCGGCACCTATGCGATCACGCCGAGCGAAACTTTCGCTTCCGGCGCGGTGATCGCCGTCGTCGCTACATTGACCCGCGTGCAAGCCTCCATCGCTCAGGCGCCGACTATTACGGCAAACACAATCACGGTGACGTTGATATGATCAAGATCGTCCGTTTTCTGATCGGCCTCGCGGCGCTGGTGTTGCCGGCGGCGGCTTTGGCGCAGACGCCTACCGTGCCATCATCGGCCGGGCCGTTCTACGCGCCGAATTGGTACCTCGGCTATACGCCGACCGCGTTGCAGTGGCAGTATCTCCTGAGCAACAAGATCGACAATTTTTCGGGCGGCCTGCCGCTGCAATACGGAGGCACCGGCGGTACGTCCCTGGCGGCGCTTCAGGCGCTGCTCGCATCCTCGCCAAGCACCGGCACCTTCTTATCGCTGGGGGTAACCGGCGGGGCGACGGTGGGCACAACGCTCGGCGTGAGCGGCAACGCCACCATCGGCGGTGCGCTCGGGGTGACGGGGGCGGCGACGGTGGGCGGAGGATTGACTATTGGCCCGGCAACGAGTTGGGAACCACTTGCTGTTACCGACTGGTATCAGACGCAATCGGGAACAATGACGCCAACGCTGTCTATTCACGGAACAGCGTTGGGAAGTGTATCGTCCGGGCAGGCTTTCTACAATGAGATCGCCGCTGATGCGGATACCCTGGATCCAACCGTTCCTGGTGGTCCGGGCGGGGCACTGCTGCTGTATGTAGGTCACAACCTATCCGCAGGCGCAAAAGGGGGGCGAACGACATTTCAGGCGAAATTCTCCCAAGTGGGAATAACGAACGCAGTAAGCAACAGCAATTACTATGTAGCGTCATCGGGATTTTCCAGTGCTTCCTATAGTGCTGGCGGAACTGTAGGTGCTCCCCTAGGAAATTTGTTCGGAACCAACAACGCAGCCCTGTTGCAGACCGGAGCAGGGTTTTATTGGAACTCCGTGTTCTGTGAAGAAGACGATATTAACATACAAGCCGGGTCGGCGGCTATGTACAAGGGGGGCTTCAAGGTCGTGCAGACATATACGGATGCGGTTCGAGGAATCGTAGCCGACTACGCGTATGGCATAAGCAACCAAGCGAATGGAACGGCGCCGGGGTGGACGGTTGGCCTTGCATTCGGTGCTCCCGAAGGCTGGTGGCCGATACAGCCATCGGGAACGCTGATTGGCACGTATGCGTCAACTCTCCCTGGCGGCCCGAGTATGACCGCAGCTATCGGTATTGACTTCTCTGCGCTGACACTCACCACTTTCCTGAAAGGCCCGAGTGACTTGTTCGACGTAAGCGGCGCCGGGGCTGTAAAAGCCGCGTCGTATACTGTCGGTGCTACAGCCGGCGTCGCCAGCAAGACCTGCACCATCAGCGCCCTCGGCGCGACCATCACCATAACCGGCGGCATTGTAACCGCCACTTCAGGATGCTGACCATATGATACTGACCATGCGCCCCCTTATCCTTGTCGCTTTCCTGGCTCTCCCCGTCGCCGCTCAGGCGCAGACCGCTCCACCGACGTTTAGTGTCCCGGCGCAGGTGATGCAGCACGTCGTCACCTATCTTGCCAATGGCGGCACTCATGCCGAGGGCGGCGCGTTGGCCGAGCAGCTTTCCGCCCTGGCCCAGCAGCAGATGGCGGCGCAGAAGCCCCAGGAACCGAAGGAGATGGAACGGTGAGCAAAACAAGTTGCGCAGCAACTTAACCGCCGGCAGCCTCACCAACATAAGGACAAGTTGCTATGACAACGACAATCTATTGGGCCGGCGGCGAGGACTCTAGTTTTGTTGCTCTGCAAGGGGCAACGGTTACAACGACTGCTGGGCAGTTTCGCGCCGCATACGCGCGTTCGGCCGTATGGATATACAACTCTGGAACGACCATTCCCCTTGCTAATTACGCTCAAACACCACAATTTGGCCCCGCGTCTACTTTCTGGGTCCATGGCATGACGTACGCTAATGCCTTAGGTGCGGCTGGATTTGCTACAATCCTCTTGGCTGTAGCAGATAGTTCCGGGGTTACTCGCCTGATCGTGTCGGAAACGGGAACGCCAGGACAATTGCAGATTTGCACGCGTAACGCGGCGGGCACGATTACGTCACTGGCCACTTCTATCCCGGGCGCCCTTCTTGTGAGCCAGCTTTGTCCCATAGACTTATTCGTCAACTACGGGACATCAGGAAATGTTACGCTCTACTACAATGGAGCAAGTATTGCGGACACCGGCGCATCCGTCGATGTGACGACTGATGGCGCAACAGCATTGGCCGAGGTCTATTATGGTGGTCCGTTCGGCACTAATATGTTTTGGTCCGAGTGCATCATTGCCAATGGCAGCACGCTTGGGATGGCATTGCAGACGTTGCCGCCGCTCGCCGCCGGTAATACGCAATCCTGGACCGGCGCCGTCGAGGACATCGACGAGACCACGATTAATGATACCAACTTCATTAGCACGACCGCGACCGGCGGCCTGTCCGAATGGACCGTCGGCACTTCGCTGCCGCCAGGCAATTGGGCGATTCTGGCCGTGGTGCAAGAGGCGCGCGTGTCAGTCGGCGCGACCGGCCCGCAACATTTCGAGTGGGCGATACGGACCGCCGATGGTTCCGATCATGTCCAGGGCGCAGTTGCGCCAAGCACCTCGCTGAATTATTGCGGCCCTGGGATCTGGGCGACAAATCCCCACACCGCCGCTGCCTGGAATGCTGGTGATTTGGTTAATGCCGGCATCGAAAGTCTGGCATAAGGCGGATCGCCGTGACAATGCAACAAGCTTCAAAGCTCAATACCTACAGCGTGGTGAGGCAGACCGATCAGCGCGCTTCAAAGCTCAATACCTACAGCGTGGTGAGGCAGACCGATCAGCGCGCTTCAAAGCTCAATAC